ATACAATTTACTCAAAAGAAAATTGTCCTTATTGCCATAAAATTAAAACTGTTATGGAGTTGACAGGGAATGACTTTGTGGTGTATACTCTAGGTGAAGATTTCACAAAAGATGAGTTCTACTCAGAATTTGGAGAGGGTTCAACCTTCCCCCAAATTTTATGTGATGGCAAAAAATTAGGAGGTTGCGTTGATACAATCAAGTTTCTCAGAGAACAACAGGTTATCAAATCTTGACATAAATACAAATACCTCACGAAATCGTGGGATTGACTTTATTTTATATGGGGGTAAAAGAAAGCAGAAAAAACCATTTCATATTATCTTTGAAAAGATGGTTTGCTTTCTAAATCGGGAAGTAAACATCTATTTTGAGTTTTCCTTTGAAGCAAGGAATAAAAAAGTAGTTTCCCGAGGCAAGAAAAATGTTAGCAGCTAGTTTAGTTTTTGGTTCATTCCTGACCGTTTTATTTCTTATTGTGGGAGTAATTGCTGGTTGGACTGCTAGAGAGTATATGATGAACTATCGGGAAGTTCCTATGCCTCACCCAGAAATGTTTGATGAAAATGGAAATTTAATCCCCGACCAAGTTATTGCATTCAATTTTGAAAATTATGACAACGAAAACAACATCGAAGAAGAAGACTAGTACGAAACTTCCTGAACTTCCAAATAATCCATTGATGTTTGAAGTATTTGACTTAGTTTCAAAGCAAAGATCAAAGGCAAAGAAAGTAGAAGTCCTGAAAAAGTACGAGCATACTTCAATTAAAGCTATACTTATTTGGAACTTTGATGAGAGTGTAAAGTCTGCTGTTCCTGATGGTCCAGTTCCCTATGAGGGATATGACGAGCAGAATGTATACAGTGGAACTCTCAGCACAAAGATTACAGAAGAAGTTCGTCGTATGCACGATAGTGGATCTTTCTCTCTTGGTGCGAGTGATAAGCAAGGTCATACTACAATTCGTAGAGAATTTAAAAACTTCTATCACTTCATTAAAGGTGGTAATGATGCGATGAATAACATTCGTCGTGAAACCATGCTTATCAATATCTTGCAAGGTTTGCATCCACTTGAGGCAGAGATTGTTTGTCTTGCAAAGGACAAAAAACTGTCCGAGGTATATAAAATCACTCAGGAAGTTGTTGCAGAAGCATATCCCGATATCATTTGGGGTGGTCGTTCATGATGACTGATGGACCTAACTGGCTTCCTATGGAAAAGCAAGAAGCAAAAGACAAGTATGGGTGTGAAATTCTAGTTGATAATGGTAATCTCAATCAAGTATCTACCAAAGATGCACCTAATGATGCAAAGATTATTGAGTATGAGTTTCAAGGCAACATTTGTTATGACTTAACTAGATCTCAGAAAGATGTTAACATCTTTAACATGTACTATGATAAGTTTGGTTCAGTTAAGGCAATTAGGTTTGGTTATGGTACACACAATCCAAAGTTGTGGGGTGAGAATAACTCTGAAAAGAAAAAGAAGAAGTAATTCCAAATATCGGGGGAAAAAATCCCGGCAAAAATTTCACCCATAAGGTTTTTTAAACTGTATCATAAGTTACAAAAATACTTGACTATATAGAGAACAGGGGTTATAATATCCCAGTACGTTCATCTTATGTTCAGCACTCTGCTGGCATTCACCCTTGCCCATCATAATGATGCGTCATCCTACGGTTGGCACATGAGTTGTGAAAGGTGGTTAGAAAAATCCATTGAAATTCAACTGGATTCTAATCTGAATCAAGAATCTAAGTATAACTTAATTGCTTATCTTAGATCAAAGGTTTCAGGGGAGTGTAATCAAGTGTTGACATAAGACGCAAGTAAGTCGCGGAACGGAGCGTTCATCCCATGTTAGAGTTATTTCTATACACAACGCTAACTTGCAAAGAAGCCGATGAATTAATGATTCGGATTTCTAAGCATCAAGATCTACCTGCAATTGTGCAGATAGAGTTGGTAGAGACCATTAAGGAATCTGCACCTGAGTGTTATTGGGACGCAAACGACTGAAGGAACGGGAACACGGATCCACCGAAAGGTGAGAAGGTTAATTTTCCATTCATTCAGGAGTAATCAAATGGCTAAAGTTGTTTATCGCGGTATCTCTTACGACACCGAAGCGCGTCGCGAAGAGATCAAGGCAAAACAGCAGACTCGCTGGTTCAACGAAATCTATCGTGGAATCAAGCACCAAGAGCCTGTTGTCGTAGTCGGAGGGTGATCATGCAAGTTATTGCATTAACATCCTTAGGTATGGCTGCATTTATTGGACTTATTTACGGTGAAGTAGTACTTCTCCAAAAATGGGGGTAGTTGATGGAATATGTCCCTCGCCACCCAAAAGGCGACTATCGATATCATCACGATGATATGGATAGAGATAATAGACCACCTAGTTGTTATCGATGTGTTTACAGAGGTTGTAGCTATTGGAGCTGTTATCGTATCCATTTGCGAGACTATTTTAATCACCTACTAACTATAGATCCAATATTAAATAAAAGAAAATAATTTATTTGGGAGGATTATATTCCTCCCTTTTTTGTATAGTGTTCCTTATGTTAAATCAATCTTTTGCTTGGGGTCCTTTAATTTGCAAAATGCAGGTAGAGGATTCTGTTTTAGATAATCTTCTTTGGGAAACCAAAAGAGGTGATGAAGAATATAATGCCGAGGCAAACTTAGTTGCCATGATGCATGATGAGTGGGCGTTTGCTCCAAAAACTATTGATTGGTTTCGGAGATCAATTGCAGAACATGTTGAAACCTATTTTAAAAATTTAAGTCATCATCTTACACACCCTTGTTTTCATCGTTGGGAAGTGTCATCACTTTGGATTAATTATCAAAAGGCAAATGATTTTAATCCACCTCACGATCACAGTGGTTCTCATCTAAGTTTTGTCCTTTATATTCAAGTTCCTGAAGAACTAAAGACTGAAAAGAAGAGATATAATATACTAGCTAGATGCCCTGAACCTGGAAGTATTATTTTCAAGTTTGGAGAATGTAGAGAACCTTTTGTGATTCCTGAGAGGCATTTTATGCCGGAGAAAGGTGATTTCTTTATATTCCCATCTACTCTAACTCATATGGTGATGCCATTTAGGACACCAGATATTGAAAGAATATCAGTTGCGGGCAATATAATGTTGTATTGACATTTTTCCATTTTTTGTCTACAATTGAACAGAACGATCTTATTTCATGTTTTATGGACAAGGATAAATTAAAGCTTATTACACGTAATTTGGAACTTTTGGTTGATGCTTTGAAAGTAGAAATTTATTCTGACACTGAAGCATATATGGCACCTGAAAATTCAAAGAATAAATATCTTGATTATGACGAAATTTTTGACGACGACGATGGTTATCCCGATTAAGGAGGTTTATGTACGGAGAACAAGATCGTTTTGAGAAAGCACTAGCATACTTTGGAACAAGGGTAGAAGTTGCTTGTGCTATGGAGATGGGAGGAAAACTATCTCCACAAGAAGCATTTAAAATCATCAAAGAAGCATACAAAGAACTCAAAAAAATCAAAAAAGAAAAACTATGACTGATAACGCAAAACTAGTCAGCATCACACCTGATGCAGAAAAGACAATGGCATACATTGCTCGTGTGTCAAATCCAAACAATCAAGACAATGACAACTATGCAGGTCTCTTACGTTATTGCATTAAACACAATCACTGGAGTGTGTTTGAGCAGTCTTTTATGACTTTGGAACTGAGTTGCTCTCGTGCTATCGCGGCTCAAGTGCTCCGGCATCGTAGCTTCACATTTCAAGAATTTTCACAGCGATATGCAGATTCTTCTCTGCTAGGTGCAGAAATTCCTATTCCCGAATATCGTCGTCAGGATACAAAGAACCGTCAAAACTCTATTGACGATTTAGACCCTGTAACGGTCGATAAACTGGAGAGGCAGACAAAGACCCTATTTGACTCTGCAATGGCACTCTACGGTCAAATGCTCGACGTTGGAGTGGCAAAGGAGTGTGCCCGGATGGTGCTTCCACTCGCCACACCCACCAAAATCTATATGACGGGTTCCTGCCGCTCCTGGATCCATTACATCGATCTGAGGACTGCTAACGGCACCCAAAAAGAGCATATGAGACTTGCATTAGATTGCAGACAAGTGTTCAAAGAGCAGTTTCCAACTGTTGCAGAAGCCCTGGAGTGGGTCTAAATATTTCATCGTGATTTAATAAGTTATGGCAGTTTATCCCGTTATTAATAAAACTACTGGCGAACAAAAAGAAGTAGTTGTCAGTGTGGATGCTTGGGATCAATGGAAAATTGATAATCCCGATTGGCAGAGAGATTGGTCTGATCCTGCTACTTGTCCATCTTCTCAAGAGATGGGTGAGTGGAAAGATAAACTTCGTAAGAAGTGTCCTGGATGGAATGATGTTCTTGGCAAAGCACAAAAAGCACCTGGTTCTAGAGTAAAGAAAATCTAATGGCAAGAAGAAAAAGAGCATCTGCAGAGCAACCCATTGGGGTTGGACTCACGGCAAAGCAGATGAAGAGGAAGAAGCCTCTTAATGCCGATTATCTTGTGG